TTTTTTTCAATTACAAATGGCAAGCTATTGATCCGCGTTGGGTATTCAGATCAAAGCCGTTGCCTAAAGAATTTTGGTTCAATCAATTTGTCGTATTTTTTAATACACCATATTTTCAATCTTGGTCTATACACGAAGGTAGACATCAAAAATCTGTTAAAGATATTCAAAAGCAGTATATACAGGACATTTTTAAATTAGATCATTTGGAAAAAAAAGGTAAGTATTTTAGTGCATCTAGATTGTTTAGAGGTCAAGCAATTCATGATGCAATTACATCTGATTACCAACCAGTTAAGATAGATGATTGGGAATTATATTATAATCCAAATAACAGTTACATCGATTTTGTATAACGAGAAAGAAAACTAGACTTAATTTAAAGTGAATGATTGCTATTTAAGGACTATATAATATGGTTAAACATTCGATATTTCCAACATTATACGGCGAGTGGAAATTTCCGGATCATCAAATATTCAAGGATCAATTTAAAAAAACGATCTTTGATTATATTAGAAATAATGGAACCGCTCCTAGTGCCATTGGTGTTGGTGAAAATACAAAGCATGTAAGTTTGCATACTGTAGATTCATATTCTCCAATATTTCGTTTCGCATCAGATTGCGCCAGAGAGTATATACGATCAATGAACGTAGACGATCAATTGTATGATCTATTTCTCGTAAAATCGTGGCTGAGCGTTTCTGGAACTAAATCCAATATTCATAGTCATGGTGACGCGCATGTTGTTTTTACATACTACATTAATATTCCAAAAGGAATGGATAGACCTTTAAGGTTTCATAGAAAATATGGAAATATGAACGATTTGTATTTTGAGATGTCTCATTGGAACTGCAATAACAATTTTAATCAATTTAATGCAGCTACTTGGACACAAAATGTAAAAGAAGGAGATCTTTTTGTTTTTCCTGGAAAATTAAAACACGACAACGTAGGGTTTGATCCAGAAAAAGAAACGATCGTTGAAGCATTTGACGAAGACGAATTATTTCAACAGAGAATATGCCTAGCTGGAGATTTTATTATGTGCTATCGTGATATTTCATCAAATCCAACAGGAACTCAGCCAATACCAAACTGGAGGGTATTTTAATTATAAATAGGTCATAAATACAATTATGGAGCTATTATGGCACTTCCTGTATCAAGAAAAGAATTTAAGGATTATTGCCTGCGTAGACTAGGATATCCAGTAATCGATATCAACGTAGATGAGGATCAAATTCAGGATAGAATCGATGATGCATTAGCTTATTATCGCGATTATCACTATGACGGAACTGAGCATCTATACTTATCGTATTTGGTGACCGCAACGGATATTGCGAATAGATACATTACTCTTCCAGAAACAGTTCAATCTGTAACGTCTATATTTTCTACTGCTGGAAACTCTAATATTAACGGATTGTTTAACATCAGATATCAGATGCATTTAAACGATCTATTCGACTTTTCTAATTCTGCATCTGCTGCATATGTTATGGCTATGCGCCACGTCGAAACATTAGAAGAAATTTTCAATGGTAAAAAGGCTATAAGATATAGTCGTAAAATGGATAAATTATTTTTAGATCTGGATTGGGCATCGGATGTGAGTGCTGGTCTATATATTATCGTAGATTGTTATGGAACAATAGATCCAGAGACATACACAGATGTTTATGCTGATGCATTTTTGCTTAGATATGCTACAGCTCTAATAAAACGTCAATGGGGGACTAATTTATCTAAATTCGAAGGTATGCAACTTCCTGGCGGAATAACTTTCAATGGACGAGTGATCTTGCAGGACGCAAATGAAGAGATTCAGAGATTAGAAGATACTATGCTAAGTTCACAGTCGATGCCAGTCATGGACATGATTGGTTGAAATATATACTTTTATGACCACTAACAAATATTTTCGACCGTTCACATATGTTCGTGAACAAGACGTCATGGACGATCTTATTGTAGAGTCGATCAAGATGTATGGCATGGATGTGAAATATCTTCCAAGAACTCTCGTGAAAGAGGACATTCTTCTTGGTGAAGATGTACTGTCTACGTTCAGCGACGCAATTGACTTAGAGATGTATATTAAGAATACTCAAGGTTTTGAGGGAGAGGGCGATTTCCTTTCCAAATTCAATCTTGAAATTCGAGACCAAATTACATTCACTGTCTCCAAAAAAAGATGGGGTCAAATAGCGAATGAGAAACTGATCGATGAAATAGGATACAACTATCAAGTAGAAACTGCTAATACTGGAGCATATTTAAATACTGACTCATTCCGATTGGAGTCGGGAACTGCGAATGGATATTCTATCACATCAACACGACCGTTCGAGGGTGATTTAATATTCTTCCCACTAACAAGTAAGCTCTATGAAATAAAATTCGTAGAACATGAAGCCATATTTTATCCTCACGGAAAACTATATACATACGATCTAACTTGTGAATTGTTCGAACGTATTGGTGGAAAAGGTCTGCAGACTGGAAATACAGCGATCGATGCGATTGGAGAACGATACAATGCCGATTTGCTTCTGTATCAATTCAAGCTCGAAGATGGTACTGGCGAGTTGTTGAGCGAAGATGGTGGTTTTGTTATTCAGGAATATCGAATGTCGTCTACTGATGCGTCTGCTAATAATGAATATATTCAACAACAATCTACTGTCTACATAGATTTTTCCGAAACGAATCCTTTTTCTGAAACGGATAGATATTAATTATCAAGGAGAATAATCATTTTTGGAAATCAATTTTACAACCAAACCATTCGCAGATATATTGTGGCTTTTGGAAATATGTTCAACGATCTGGTTGTTCAACGACTGAATTCTGCAGGAACAGTGATCCAAACGATCGCCGTTCCTATAGCATACGGGCCGAAAGAAAAATGGTTAGTTCGTATAAAACAAGATGCTAATCTAGATCAAAGCGTAGCAATTCAATTACCTAGAATGGGCTTTGAAATGACAGGTTTGGCTTACGACGGAACTCGTAGATTATCAGCTACAACTAAAAATGTTGCGTTTAATTCATCAGATCTTAAAAAGATGAAGTATCAATACGTTCCAGTTCCCTATAATATTGATATGACTCTTTCGATATTTGTTAAGAATGCTGATGACGGAGCGCAGATCATTGAGCAAATAATTCCATACTTTGGACCAGAATGGAATAACACCATTAACTTGATCCCAGAGATGGGAATTAAGATGGATGTTCCGACTATATTGGTCGGTGTAGCCATAGACGATACGTATGAAGGCGACTTTATTGCAAGACGCGCATTAGTTTACACGATAACATTCACAATGAAAGGTTGGTTCTTTGGTCCTGTTAAAAGAGCAGGAGTTATCAAAAGAACTCAAGTCGATCTCAATGTTGTTTATGCTGCGAATACTGCGATCGATCCTAATTTAGGCGGAATTACTACAGGAATAACAGTCGACGATATGGCTCGAAGTGGAAGAGCAGAAAGAATAGTATTAACTCCAGCGCAATTTGCGAATGGATCACCAACAAGTAATAGCGCGCTCTCCGTCAATTACCTTACTATTTCAGCGAATAGTGATTATGGAATAGCTGCGAATTTATTTTTCTATACTGATGGATTTAAGTATAATCCTGTATCTGGACAAGATGAAGTTAGATCGTTCCAATACGCGAACGGAACTTATGGATATATTGGATGAAAACAAATTTGGAATATAATATGGAAGAAATATTGAATCTACCAAGTAATTCAAAACCAATAGTAGAATTACCTAAAACTACATCCGTTGAAAACGATGCAGCAGCAGACTTCGAAACAGCTAGAGAAAATATACATTCAATTATTTCTAAAGGCACTGGAGCTCTAGATGATATTATTCTTCTCGCGCGAGCGAGCGATTCAGCTAGAGCTTATGAAGTTGTTTCACAGATGATAAAAACATTGGTTGATGCGAATAAGGATCTAATCCATCTTCGTAAGCAATTAAAAGATATTGATGAAACTTCGAAAGGTGATACTAATATCCAGAACAATTTGTTTGTCGGGAATACTGCAGAGTTGCAGAAGATGATCAATAATCGAAATAAATCGCTTATATAATATGACCCTTCGGAACACCTGTATTATACCATGAAGATAACTAATTGTCAAGGTAAAAATTACAATGGGTAATGCATCAAATCCTCTGCTAAAAACTTTGGGCGTCAATATTGATTATTCGAAGGAAGAACTTGAAGAATATATCAAGTGTTCTGGAGACCCAGAATATTTTATCGAAAACTATGTAAAGATCGTATCTGTAGATTTAGGATTGATTCCATTTAAAATGTGGAATTTTCAAAAAGATATGGTTAAGAAGTTTCATGCCAATCGTTTCGTTATTTGTAAACTTCCACGCCAAAGTGGTAAGAGTACCACAGTTGTTGGGTATCTACTTTGGAATGCTTTGTTCAACGACAATCAAAATATTGCAATTCTAGCAAATAAGGGTCGTCTTGCGAATGAACTTCTAGCCAAAATCAAATTGACGTATGAGCATATTCCAAAATGGATTCAGCAAGGAGTCGCAACCTGGAATAGAGGATCTTTGGAGTTTGAAAACGGATCTAAAATTACTGCAGCTGCAACATCATCCAGTGCTATTCGAGGCGG